GCCTTGTGATGGACATCTGATGTCTTCGCCTTCATACACACTTCGCAAGTAGGAAGTTTCTTTAAAAACTCTGTCCTCAGTATTCCATATTCCCGCATCTCTTTCTGCCTCTTCTTGCTTACTTTGCGCAACGGTGTTTTGCGTTTTAGTGGCGTACGCTTCACTGTTAATACGAATTATCGTCTCTAGATCCCACATAAAGCCACCCGCAAAATATTAATAAACACGCAAAAAATATGATTGTTCCCATTTGTTACACGAATTAAAAAGTAACTATGTGTGAAGTCAACTGCGATATGGATACTTTGGAAACTGAGGTTTGTTTGGCTTTAGCTTATTTTTACGACTCAGTGCCTCCATCCCTGCCCGAGAGAATATCCGAGCCATGCGACCCCACACCAGAAGAGTGCGCCACAAAGGACGCACCCGTCTGGGTAGAAAATAAAAGAATCTAAAGACACTTTTAAGCATCTCTCTTATCCAAAAAGGAAAGATTGTCTAAGGTAACCACGGGCTTTTGAAATTTGTGCCCATCCTTCTCCCACTCCTCAATATGAAGTGGTCCCCGGATTTTTAGGTTCTTACCTTTTAGATCTAACTGCATGAGTTTATCATTCAGTCTCTCCCTCCAAGAATTAACAGTGATGAAGGAAGTTCTCTCCCCATCTCCGATTCTTTCATTTATGGCTAACCTCAGAACAAGCAGATCTTTATTTCCTGCCTTCTTTACTTCTGGTTGGCTAACCGACGTTCCTATGATGTTTGTGTATATTTCTCCTAGCATTTTAGTTATTGGGTTATTAAAAATTATTTAATGAGGCTTCGCCTCATAGCTTATAGGTACTGTCGCCCAAGGATTCATAGCTATAGCTACCCTTTTACCCTGGAATGGATAAACATGATGAAAGATACCTGGCGAAAAGCATAGCAACCTATTTGTACGAGGGGCTAACCTCAGATCCTCTGACCCAAAGTCACCACCTTCTGCATTTATGTATGCGTAGTAAACGATACTACATATGGGATAACTAAGTGATCCATTCTTATTAAATAGGTCCTCATCCTTATCATAATGCCAACCGGGATTAGTTGCGTTACACCACATCTCGTAGCCTACCATTTCGGACAAATCAAAAAATTTGCCCACCTCTTCCAGTATTTGTTCATGAATTGGATTATCACCTTTCTTGAACCAACTTAGGTCAGAGTATTGGTGTTCTACTATTTTGATCCTAGACTCCTCGTCTAGTATTCCGTCTTTAATTACAAACATATCCATTTTGCTTTATCTTTTGGGCATCGCAGTACGCTCTGGCTTCTGCCATCTCTGCGATCCGTTTGAGTAAACTCTTTCCAGTATTTTTCAGTATCCTTATGGATTAGTGCTGCATTTCTCATTGTTTTTGAAACAACCAACACAAACAAAGGTTTAGGGTTTTTGCTTTTCCAAGCGTGACTTGCCATCACATTGACCATCGGAAATGGCCAGTCTGCTTCTCCGTTTGGAAAATCAACCAGCTTGGTCTGCTTGATCTCTATTGGCATATTTAAGAATAGATCGCAGTCATCCACATAATTCATCCGATCCTTAAAGCTTGGAGTCTCCTCATTGGGAATAAGGGTAACTTGATACTTCTGCTTTCTAAGCCACTCAGCTGCCAGAAGCACCACGCTCTGCGACTCCCTTAATGCCCCTATGAAATCCCTTTTCATCCTAATCTATCCGTAACCAAGGGTTCGTATTTAAAATCAGACTGAGATGCTGGCTTTGCCTTTTTAGGCTCAGGGTCGTGAAGCCTAGGCGGTTCTGCCTTTTGTCTAAACCTCTGCGTGAACCTGTCAAATGTTACACGATCTTTAGTGTGACCAATTGGACCAAAGCGATTCTTATTAATAATAATATCAGTTGTCTCGGTATCTCCACCAGCCTTCATCTCACGATGGAGCATTAAAACAATATCAGCATCTTGCTCGATCTGACCACTTTCACGAAGGTGATGAAGTTGGGGAACGCTTCCACTTTTAGCTGAATCACGATTTAACTGACAGATAAGGAAAACTACCAAGTTTAACTCCTTAGCCAATCGCTTACACGCTTTTGATATTTGAGCTACTTGTTGCTCTCTAACATCTCTTTTATCCTCTGGCTCAAGTAATCCCAGATAATCAATATAAATAGCATCTAGGTCATGCCTCCTGTTCATTGTTTTAGCCTGTGCCCTAATCATTGAGATTGTTTGACCAGGATTATCATCTACCCAGATCGGAAGCTCAGATATATTCTCAAGTCCTCGTTGGAGTAGTTTACGATCTTCGTCATTCTCTCTTCGCTCTGCAAACTTGGATAAGTTTACCCCTTGGTCAATGGCTGCCAATTTCTTGCCTAGCTGATCCTTAGACATCTCAAGTGAGAAAAACAAAACCTTCTTGCCCTTGCATGCCGAATGGTGAGCCACATTCATTGAGAAGGTTGTTTTCCCGATGGATGGTCGGGCTGCCACTACTACCATTTGACCAGCCCTAAAACCACCATCAAGAATTGAATTTAGAAACGGAATTTGTGTTTGGATACTTGCCCCACCAAGGTCACGCTCTTGCTTGATCGCAAAGTTTGTAGCCTCTGCTAATTCCTTTGCTGAAACCAATGTTTTGCTGTCTGGCTCAATAAGGGTTGTAAGCTCCTCCTCAAGTTTTACTGCAATCTTGGTCGGGTCATCAAGTTTCCCTGCTTGGTTAACATCATCCTGTATTTTCAGAGACAACTCTTGTAGTTTTCTGAATTTGTGAGCTTTAACCAAACGATCTACCCACTCTTTCCCACGGGCAGGGGTGTCACAACAAAATAGAACTGCTTTGATAAAATTTGGGTTTTGCTCTTTCCAGTCTTTCGGTAGGCGATTCATCGCCCCAAACATACCGTAGTCGTCTTCCCTTTCAGCAAGTTTGAAAGCTACGAAATATTCCCGAATTGCTAAATTTCTGAAATGCTCATCTGTGATGCCTTTTTCCATTGCATACGCCCAGATCTCAAAACACATTTCATCCTCATCTCTAGTGCAGGATGCAAAGCCCCTCTCTGCATCGTAATCTGAGTAATCATTCAATGTCATATGCTATCCCTCCAACTTCTTTCTCTTCTTCGCTCTCGTAACCTCCACCCGCAAGCCATGAGTTAGGCTGGCAGTATTCCCTTCCTCTTGATGCTTCATTTTGGCAGTACGAGTTGTAAGCCTCCGATACTTGACTAGGATCCAATTCAGATAATTCACTCCAGTTATCTTTGATTGTTTTGACTACCCTTTTGGGCATTTGCTTGTTTTCGCAAACAATCCAAAATTTCTTAAACCAATCTTGAACTTCATCTTTCTCATTTGTCCGACAGGACGATTTATCTTCAGATAAATCTGAGTCATTACTTTGCGCACGTACGTGAGGATTGTCTGACACGTGTCCGACAAATGGCGCCAATCTCCATCCACATTGAGCCATGTAAATTTCAAGTCCTGCTCGAGCAATTTCACTCGCTTTTTTACCTGTTGCAGCCATGAAATTTTCAAGGTTCTTTTGAGCCTCAGGAGGTAGTCTAAATGATATTCTATCGCTCATACACTTACCTCCACCCAAGTCTCTTCCTGCTTGAAGCTTTTGACCTTTTCTTGGGAGACTTGGAGCGTGATTGCTTGGGGGTCATCTTCTGGAATAATTTGAGCATACCTGAGCGAATCAACGAGATGCTTGACGCCCCCAACGAGGTTGTCTGGGTCACAGATTCTGACTCGTCTTGAATGAATGCGCACTCGATGGCGAAATAAACCTCCTTGTTCATCTCCTGTTTTTCCTTCCTGCGTTCCCACTGATTCCACCGCAGTAATTGATTGAGTGAAGGGGTTTTCTTCTTCACTCGGAGCGTTATCTTTTCTCCCTTTTCCATCACTTTGCATTTTTGACGATTGATGGTGCTTTGGGTTTTGTCCTTTGGATCTTCTGTAGGCGCTCCATAAGGTCTTTTTTGGCTTCAGCCTTACTCATCCCTGTATGCTCAGACCAGATCCCAATAAAGGGGGTCATTGAGAATTTCATTGCCTGAAGAAGGTCATCCCATCCAAGAACATTGGAATCCATGATTATATTCGCTACTTCCTGTGCGTTGTAGCTTGTTGTGTTACCTCCTCCCCGTAATTTAAATCCCGGTACTGATTCGGGGTCTTCTTCAAGTTTAGCCTTAACGGCTGCCTTTACTGCTTTAACAAACGCATCAGCAAATGGAACCAACTCCATTGCTTCAGATAAATCTTTTGGGTCATCCAACCACTTCATATTTTCCCTCCATTAATTTCATTAAGTTCCTTGCCTCTGGGCAAAATGGAACTGCTGCACACCATTTACATTGCGATGGTCCCGCCGTTCTAGGAGCATCATCATCCATTGCCTCCTGTACTACCTCTGTAATCCAAGCACCCTTTTCCATTAGGTGGGCTCCAGAATAAGAAGCAGTAGAGTAGGATGGGTTCTTGAATGGCTCAATCAAAGCCACATAAACCTCTGTTACTTTTGGATAATTTTTGCGAACCAGGGCAGCTTGAGCCAACAACTGAACATTCACAGGCGCTGGATCATGTTCTCCCCTAAGGGTCTTATAGTCTGCCACAAAAGCATACTCTTGAAGACCCTCGTCCATCTTTCCTAGCTTTGACCATGTTTCAAGGTAGTCTAACTGCCCTGACCACATCCCATCCCACCACAACCGCACTTCGCGCTCTATTGTCGTCTGATTCTCAGTCAACAAAAGGTCTTCTCTGCACCAATCTAATGCTTGTCTGCATTTAAGGGCACATATCTTTTGCTCCTCATCCATGATCTCCTCAAGTGGAGTTTGGTCTTCCTCATGTTGGTGACGGATAGTGCCTTCATCGGCAGCATCCTTATCACCATACCATGGGAAAATCTGATTCGCTTTATGATACCCTCTGCATTTTACAATCGCAGAGATCTTGGAAGCTGACGGAGCGTCTCCTCTATCTTGATCTTCCATTATGCAACTAACTCAAAACCTTGATTACCATCTTGGTTACGAGTCTTCATAAATTGCCCGATTGCCCATGCAAACTTCTGGTCTTGCATAGTATCTAACTTGGTGGAGAAATACTCCAAGTAGTCGGGATCGGATTCAGCGATTACACCAGTCTTGGTGCCCTTATGTTTTTTTAATGGGCATACAACTTCCTTCCAGTCAAGAGGGTCTGATTCTTCAACCTCAGGAGCAGCAGGAGCCATCGCTCTGTGGTTTAGGGCAGTTGGGGTAGGGGATGGTTTTTCCTCCTGTCTCTCAATTGCTCTTTCTACTTCCTCAAAGGTGGCAATGGAATCATCTACTCCAATACCGAGAAACCCAAGGCATCTTCCGACAGCAGAAGTTTCGCAGTTCTCAATAAAAGAAGTGGAGTTAACACCGCTCTTGGTTTGAACTTCTTCGGCATGACCAGTGGCTTTTATGTTTCCATTGGCATCCTTAACTCTGGCGATCATAACGACACGATCATCAGATATGTTTAATATTTCTGTCTCAATCGACATATCCTTGAATGACTCATGGGCTCTAAAAGCCCTCACTCTTTCATTAACAACGACATAGTCATTGCCTCGTATTTTTTGTGTTTTTAACTTCATTAATCCTCCACGGTTACTTGTTAACTACAAATTGTGGGCACTCTTTTGGCTCACGATTCTGTAAAAAATCTTCAAACTCAGATCTTAACCACCTAGGTGTTTTAATTCCATCAAGGTAGACTGGTTGAAGAAGTTCGTTTTCTTCTAAAAATTTCAGATACCGATAGCCTGCAGTAGCACCAAAACCAAGCTCTCTGATAACTTCAGCACCTTTCATAATGCGTGATTGCTTCCCATTTTTTTCCATCATGAGAAGGGTTATATGTAGCTAAAAAAACAAAGCAAGACAAAATGTAGGGAATTATTATTTTACCTACAACACTTCACTTTACTTCGTTTTACTTCACTCTATGTCATTATGTGTTGACATAATATTTTATTTCGTAATTATGGCTACCTATGCAAAACAAAAGCGGTGATATGAGAGAAAAAGAAACACTATACGCAGTAAATACTAGGATAGATAGAAAGGTGGCAGAACGAATGAATGAGTTACTAGCAATGACTAAGAAGTCGACAGCAGCCTTCGTTCAGGATGCCATCATTGAATACCTAAACCAGGTATTCCAAAAGGGGTACAAGCCAAGCAAGGCACTCCAAATTGATAAATTTGCAGCAAATATTAACTAATAGAAAGGAAATGATATTCAAATGAAGACCTCTACCCAAAATCTTACAATTCTTCACGATTCCCAAGAATGGAGTACTGAGATAGAGGGTGAGATTGGCGAAATAAGAGTCGATGGGAAACGACTAAATGATGTCCATGATTTAGCCACCAAGATAGATAAGATTACTACTGTAATTAAAGCACTTGCACTTACCGCTACATTTTTAGCGATTGTTGCAGTTGCTGGTGTATCAGGTATCGGATCTTGGATTGTTGCACATCATGATCAGATTAATACAACCCTAGATGCCTCTCAGGAGGAACTCAATAGATTGTCTTACTCTAATCTACTAATGGGACAAAAATTAAAGTCCCTTGGATGGGAATGGAAAGACGGCGGTTGGCAACAAATTGGCAATAGCCCTGTGAATCCCAGTAAATAAGCGGATCATGCCCTGACTACGGATCAGGAGGTTGGGAGTTCGACTCTCTCCGGGTGTGCCACTTATTTTAAGCCACAATCTCACTAATAAAGCACCTCTCAGCAATGGGGGGTGTTTTTTTATTTACTTCACTAAGTTTCACAAATAACCACTAATTCATGGTTTTTTTGGCAATAATTTTGGCAATAAATGAAAAGTAAGATTAGGGCGGGTAAGGCAAACGGGAAAGACTGTTGGATTCTTGATGTGAGTTATCAAGGAGTTAGGAGGCGAAAGTTTTTTAATAAGAGGTGGGAAGCAGAAAGGTTTGATACACTTTCTTGGCTAACTGAAAAAACTAAAGACGAGCCAATGGGGGATCAGACTCTATTGAGAGTAGCAAGAGATGCCTACTTGATTTCCTACCACGATAATAATTACAATCCCGCCAAACCTAAACAAAAGGGTTACGCTACTACAGAAGAGCGGGTAAATAAGTTTTTAGCCTGGATGGGTGAGGATAAACCTGTGTCACATGTTACGGTAGATTTATACAAGCAGTATGTGAACTCAGGCAAGTGGTCTGAGAAAACCAAGAAAGAGTACGGGCGGGCTGTACGGATCTTCATGGCGTGGTGTGCAAAGCAAGGCTTTGGAGCAAATGTTACCAATTGGTATATGCAAACTAATCCCGATCTAAAAATGACCACAAAAAAGGTCTTTTTAAAATTACCCGATATTCTACAAGTAGAGGAAGCTAGGGCACTTTTAGACGAAATAGACGAAAAGTATAAACCCGCTTTGGCAATTATGCTATTTACCGGGATACGCCCAGAGATGGAGATGGCTACCTTGAGATACTCAGACATCCGTTGGGGCAAGGCTATAGGGTTGAAGGCAGAGCATACTAAGACAGGCAGAGAACGATGGGTGAAGCCACCCGAGAATTTATGGTCATGGGTACCAAGGTCTAAGGGTTTAGTAATGCCATCTTATAATGCGCTTAACTTAGCAAGAAGGTGGGCATCTCGCAGGGTAGGGTTTAGATACCCACCCAATGGTGCCAGGCATTCGTTTGGTAGTTATGGATATTGGAAGTCATTTGAGTGGGCATTAGATACCATGGGGCATATGTCATCCGAGACTTTCTTGAAAAACTATAAAAACAATCGGGTGGATACGGACCTTGCGTCCGAATATTTCGGAATAAAGCCCAGTAAATAACAGGGTTTTTTTCTTGGTCTAAAATTTACTTTTTAGACACCCTTGACAAATGTTACTCAAAATTTCGTGTTGCAATTTGATTTGGATACGCCAATTTTAAAATCTATGGAGGATAAGGAAAGACCATCAAAGGTAAGAGTTGAAGCGTTTGATCTGTATGATCGGATCAAATCAACTGTAGGCGAGTATTGTGACGATTGGATTCTGGTAGGAAATCGCTGCGATGATAACAATAAGGTAATCATCGGTACCACGAATAAGGCGTGGGGCGACATGAAACCAGTTTATGATTACGTCCAAAAATGGAAGAAAGACACCGTGGGAAATCCTAAATGACTACCCACCGGCATTAGTCAGATTATTAGCCAGAAAGCAGTTCTCGCCTAAACATGTTCGGGCGATGTCAGACCAGGAGGTTGCAGTTGCAGCCGAGATGCCTGTGTCTGAAATTCAGCGTATAAGTAAGCTGGTAAGTTGGGATACATTGGTTATTCCAAAGATTCAGGCGTTTTGTACTGGATGTAACTTTGACCCCTTTGATTGCTATGACAGGAATCGGGCGAGGGCGTACACCAGAAGTTCGGCAAAGTTTAGCTACCTGAAACAGTCAGGCAATTGGTCGACTACATACCTTCCACTTATTAAAATATTAGCTGATGCCAAAAAGTCATAAGATAAGCACCGAGCTATTGGGTGAAGCTATGGCTAAATTCAATGGTGATTATAAAAAGACAGCTGAGCATTTTGGCGTGAAGGACTACTATATACGCAAACGTGTATCCACTGATCCTAAACTACGGGCTGTGTGGATTAAGAATGGCACTGCCGATCCATTGCCAGATGCCATTGAGGTTATGGTTCGTGAAGAGTCTGCGGAAGATAAACAGAAAAGGATGCTTGATGCTTTGAAAAAGAACGGACGGGAGGTCTTTCAGAATGACATCAATACGATGTTATCAAACCCAGACAACATTAAGAAATTAGATGTATTTAAAGAGTTTGATGATTCCGTAGGTCAATTAATGGCACACGCACTAAGCGTAACCCAGAAGATCAATATAAGGCAGAACCTATCCTTGTTTGAGTTATCCGAGCAATTAAAGGATGAGCTACAGGATCCCATGATGGATATAGAGGAGAAAGCATTAAAGACCAGGCTTCTTATTCAGGCATGCGAACAGCAGGGTAAATTTCACGACAGACTTTTGAAAGGATTAGAATTTCAGCTTAGATTATACGATCAAAAGGAAAAAGCAGAGACCAAGAAGAAGCCAGGCTTCCGACCACTTAAAGAACTGAAGGAAATGAATGAAAAAGCTGAAGCACAATGAGCTTGCTGAGAGGTTAGCTCAAGCTGTCGTAAGTGAGGAGAATGAACCCAAGGAGGCTAGTCAATGGAGTCCCTCACTTAGTCCAACTCAGCAGAAAATCTTTGATGATCCAGCCAAGTACATCCTTGCATATGGGGAGAGAGGTTCTGGAAAAACATTCAGTTTAGGTGGTCACAAGTTAGTCCGACACTGCTATGAGAACTTTAATGCCCTGGCATTAATCATAGTTGGTGTGCGATCCCAGGCTACTCTTGGTGGTGTCTGGCATAAACTTCAGGTTGAAATACTACCTGAGTGGAAGGATGGCATTGGGTTGAGCCACACCGATGAGAGGCAAGATACTCAGAAGAACTTATATATAGATATAGAGAATAGGTTTGGTGGTCATTCTCGGGTCGTGCTTATATCTGTTCCATATGGTGCTTTTATTAAAGACAGGATTAAGGGTTTTGAGCCTAGCCTTGTATTTGTGGACGAGCTTACCAACTTAGATACATCGGACTATTTCAATGCAGTAGTTCAGCAGCTAGGTAGAAGGCAGGGAATTAATGGGCCACAACAATACTTAGCGGCCTGCAACCCCGATGGTCCGAGCCACTGGGTATACAAGAGGTTTTTTGAGGAGCCGTATGATGATGAGGGCAACTGGAACGATGATTACTCTACATACCATGTGCCAATTAAGGAAAATGTAGATAATCTCCCGCTTGGTTATTACGACCGAATCCTGGAGGCTGTTAAGTCCGATCCAGTTGAGGAGGCACGGATGGTTCGTGGTGAATGGATTGACCGCCCAGCTGGTGATGCAATCTTTGGCCCTTACTTTAATAATACACTACATGTGGTAGGTGATGCCAAGAGTGGTATAATACCAAACCCAGAATATCCAGTAATCATGGGATGGGACCCTGGTTCTGTTAATAATGCCATAATCTTCATGCAGGCACTACCGGGCGTAGATAAAACCGTGTGGGCAATCTTTGATGAGATGGTGGTTATTAATAAGAAGCTTCCATACACCTCGCTAATTCCACTAGTGATGAGGAAGATGTCATACTGGAACCGCACCGTTGGAGCAGATTTAAACTTCATCCATATATCTGACAACTCTGCGTTCAATCAATACAGGGCAAAAACAGGCTCTTATGACGTAAGGGACATAGAGGAAATATCCAGAGACAAAGCAAAGACATTTAAGTTGCCACCAATTCGCATGAGAGCAGCACCAAAGTTTAGTGGATCCGTAGAGGCTAGGGTAAGGCTTACGGTGGCAAAGTTGCAATCAGAGGAGATAATGGTATCCGCACAATGCACCAGCGTTATTAAGATGTTTCGCAATCTGGTATCCGAGAAGCCTGGTAAGACATACGACCCAAACATAGCATTCAAACCAAAGCGTAGTGTGTATGTACACGCCTTTGATGCCATGAGTTATCCAATCATTTATCATGAGTCCACACACTATGTAAATATAGGGCAAACAAGAGGTTCTGAGATAATTGAAATAGGGGCTTGATTTTAGTTACAATAAATCCTAAGTTACACTTTATGGAAAGTATTATTACAATAGATCTTAAATCTAATCCTGACATCCTTGATGACTTTGAAGATATGTCCGTAGGTGACAAAATCAAGATCACCGCTGAATGTTCCATTAGTGAATTATCTGAAAATCGTGCAGCACTTCCTTTAGATAGTGTTGTTTCGGTTTCCTTAATTAGCGAAGGCTCTGATGACGAAGAAGAGGAAGTCGAGGAGGAAGAAGAGTGATGTTGAAACGACTGCGTCGCTTCTTATTAAATGCCATTACGAGAGTCTTGGCATACGCAAAATCTGGGATCAGCAGAGGGTAGAGCGGATGTGTTCGTTTCTTCGTATGACATATGAAGAGATGGGCGCATTAATTGGAATACAAGAATTAGATTCTAAAATTGTAAAGACACGGAAGCTACCTTTATCAGCGTGCATCTTACTTACCATGCTAGAAAAGCAATACCTAGGGGATTTTATCCCTGATGCGGTAGACAACTTATTTAAATTTACGGAGGATTAAATGGTAGACTTAGAAATACTTGAGAAGCACGGATGCACACAGGCAAGACTCCGTGAAATATTCACGGCTGAGAAGGGTACCGACCGAGATGTTCGTGAGAACTTCCAGGATTTAATACAGTCACGCATCATAGAGGGGATACGCAACTCCGTTAAAAACTCCAAGTTGTACATGTCGGTAGACATTGCATGGGACAGCCTACCCATAAATAAGGCAACCATTCCGTTATTACAGTATGCACAAGGTAAGATCACTGTGGATCAATGCCATGATAGCCTGGATGATCTGAAGGTAGCGGATCAGTTTTGTGAGTATGATGATGAGGGTAAGCTTAAAACTATTAATACACTTAGGCTGTATGAAGTTAGTGTTAACCTCATACGATCCTATGTAACAAGACGGGTAGCTGCCCAGGTACATAGGTTTAGTAACCTCTATCCATACTTCAAGTATGAGTCACGCAGTACATCCCTAGAGGATAAGTTGCGGGCTGATGTTTTGTCACAACGTGTTGAGATGATGACTGACCAATTTGGTTACAGGCATCTATGGGAGCAAGCTATTCGCCAAATGTTTATGTATGGTCACTCGGTAGCGTTTCCTGAGACATCTTGGTCTGAAGAAGTGCAATGGAGAAAGACCGTAGATGAATTAACTGGCGAGGAGAAACTGGAGTCATACACAGAGCGTGGTGGAGTAAAACTTAAAACCCCGCACCCAACTAGGGTAGTTTGGGATCAATCAAGACCGCTACATGACCTTAATATCAACCAGGGTCCTGAGTGGATTGGTTATTGGGATATCATTAGATATGGTGACATAAAAGACAATCCATCCACATGGAACTCCGACAAGATAAGTTACACCAATTCCTTGCACGCACTATACTCTGATTACGCAGACTACTTTAATTATTACTTTACGGAAAGCATGGCTTTCCCCCGGGTAAACGATCAGTACCCATTCCACAACGAGCGCACGCAGAATACTGGTGTTTACTCCTCGGAGGATACAGACAAAGGGATGTTTGTTACCAATATGTATATGCGTGTAAATCCAAAGCGTGACGGCCTTGGTGATTACCCCCATGAAGTATGGCTCAAGCTTACTGTGGCTAGTGATGAAACTGTAATACATGCAGAGTACATGCCATCACTTCCTGCTATATATGGTGGTATAAATGAGAATGATGATCGCATGGCCAATATATCCGTGGCTCATGAAATCATGCCATTCCAGGATCAATTATCTAATATCATGACAAAAATGCTCCATGATATGAAGGTGAGCATGATGCGTATATTCTGTATAGACCAGGATGCCCTGGATGATGATGTAAAAGAGTACATAAAGGATGGGTTATCTGAAGATACATTTTACTCTAAACCCAAAGCATTATTTTACTCAGGTCAAAAGGCAGCGGATTTAGGTATAAATAATAATAATTTCATACAGATTGTTGATGCACAGAAAGAGCTTTCGGCTGGAATCAATCAGTCAATACAAGCAATCCTCCAGTTGCTTAATCTCGTAGAGCGCTTGCTGATCCTGTCTCCACAGGAGCTGGGTCAGCCCGCTCCGAGGGAAATCTCCGCAACCGAGGTAGCTGAAATCGCAAACACTACAAATAGCATATACTCCTTTATATCAGAAGGGATTGATGATATGCGCGCTGCAGCAAAAAAACTCTTCTACGAACATTTAGTATCCTGCTCAACTGATAAGTTTGTTGTACCAATTAAACAAAGGTACACAGATAGAGTAATTCGTGATGCTGGCTTTGAGTCAGAAACTGAAGGAGAATTTGAAGCAGCTTCAAGAAATGTAATTGGTACACCTGCTAACCTCATACATGAATATTTGTTTAGTAGCAGAGATGGCGCCGAGAGAGCAAGAGACACGCAATCAGCGCAAGTTCTAGGTCAGGCATTAGCTAACTTATTGCAAATAGAGGGCATGATGCAGATGCTCGGGAAGGATAGGATGTTTGAAATAATGAATGAGGTATTTCGCATGAGTGGTGCCCATGACCTCAAATTACAAACCGACGAGGCTGACCAGCAGCAAGAAATTGGAAGTATGCAAAATGAGCAGTTCCTTACAAAATTAAAGCAGGAATGGCCCCAAGTATTACAAGCGGTAGAAAAACTTATAGATATGGCACAGGGTGGAGGACAACCCCAGTCTCAACCCCAACCCCCAGCGGGAAGGGAAATGCCACCTCGTGAGGCACCACCACAACCAGATCAACAACCTAAAACATCACCAGATCAACAAGTAATGTTATGAGCGAAGAAGAACAAAACCCCAATGAAGTAACTGATACACCTGAGCCAGAGGCCCCTAAGGTACCTGAAACAAACTCCTTGTATGATGCCTTATTTGTGGCAGCCGATGAGCCAGAGGTGGATGAGCAGGAAGAAGACTTGGGTTCTCCTATTTCATTATCAGATGCAGTTGATCAATTAGAGGATGAGCCAGAGCAAGAGCCAGAAGTACAAGCCGAAGATCAGGAGCCAGAGGGTGATAATCAAGAAGCGGTTAAGGCAGAGCCTGAAAAAACAAAACCCAAAAAGAAGAAGGTAAAAAATATTGTTGATCCAGATTTAGAAACTCCAGAGGAAAGGCAATACAAAGAGCAATACAATGCTTTCCCCGAAACTGATCCAGATAAAGAGTTTGTAGATAGTTTGCTTCCTGAGGAGCGTGATATATTTGATTTGGCTAAGTTTGCCTCAAATAATTTGGAGGGATACGAAGGTAAGGATCGTGAATTTAAGCAATACTTTGAGAAGACAAAAAAGTATATAGAGAAAAGAATTTCCGATGACCCACATGTAGATCTATCTGACGACTCAGACTACCAAGAGTTTATTCGCAAGAATCGCCCAAGGTTTAATCAAACAGATATTCGTAAAATTGAGCGTGAAAGAAATATTCACGAAGCAATGCGCAGAATCGAGGAGAAGCAGGCTCCAGAGCGAGAGCGTGCAAAACTTGAACAGGAGAGAGCCCGCAAGGCACCTGAGGTTCATCAATACAAAAGAATGTTTAGAGAGCATTCAGTTACTGCCATCCCTGAAGAGCTACATGAGCAAGTTGCATCAGAAGAAGCGGTGCAGAATTTTGCTAAAACAAACCCACTTGAGTACCAAATTGTAGATAACATAACCAGAGACTTACATAATGTGGGCGATACTCTACTTGATATAACTCAAGGTATGGTAAGTTATGATCAAAATAATGAAGTTCATCAAAAGTTATTAAACTGGGTTAATAACGAACAGGATCAATATATTGCTACTGGTGAAACTATGGTAGATGGTAAAACATTTATGCGCCGTGAAAGATTCTTTAGGTTACCAGAAAACCAAAGATCAAAGTATTTTACATGGAGTGATGAGGATTTGATTAAGATTCTTACCATTCGTGCAAAACAAAGGATTAAACAGTCATTAGATCAGCAGAGGCAACTACTGGAAGCATCTGGTTACACACGGGCACAAGCGCAGCAAGCTGTAGAGCAAGCACAGCAACAAGTACAAGAGCAGCCGCAACCTGTTCAGCAACAAGCACCTGTAAGGCAGGCACCCCCACAAGTTAGCTCTGCTCCTCGTCCTGGCAACACGCCAGGCAGTAAGCCAAATCCACCACAAAAAACTGCTATTGAGTCGGTTTTGGGATTATAAAAATCTGATTTTAACATTGTGCCAACAAAGGCACTTTTCTGAAAAAACAACTTTTTTTTAGTAAAATTTAGCGGATTCACCTGAGGTAGCCATTTTTTGGTAATATGGTGTTACAAGCAAATTATTGTAACACTAACCAACTAATAATATTATGGCTATTAACGATCCAAACATGCCGGCTCCCGGCGTAACAGCGGACCCAAGTACGGCAACTGCGAACGTAACTCAGTCCAATCTTATTAAATCTCAAAGCTCTGCTACCTTTACTGGTGGAGGTTTGACTCGTATTATCAAGGTGGACGACTCAACTGGTTGTACCTTGACTAATGCTTCTATTAAAGGTTTAACGCCAGCCGAATTTGAGGCTCTTTCCAATAAGGAAATTGACCTTGCTCGGGTTATTGCTTCTTCAGCTGAGGCAAAAATGCTCGGAGTAAAACAGCGCGGGCTCGTTGATCTTCTCAATAGTTCAATCACCAACATTAAACCACTTATCAATAAGGTTAATGTTGCTGAGCAATCAATTATTCTTCCTTACATTCAGCGTCGTCAACGCTCTGTAATCAATAGTGGTTACTTTGCGATCGAGAGTGGAGCAGCTTCAGTAAAAGGCACCTCTGCTTATGCAAATGGTTATAGCTATGATGGGTCTGACTGGGTGGTAGAAGTAAACCTTGGTGCATCTGACTGGGCATCCCCAATTGATCGCATTGACCGTTACTTCCTTCCTGGTGGATATGTCATCGTTAATCACTGGGACGCAACCAGCAAAGAGCCAATTGAAGTACAATTTAAAATTGTTGGGTCTGTTGATTCCACTGCTACTGGTAGTAATCAAGTTGCAAAAGCTAAGGTAACACTTCGTCCTACTGGTGCTGGAATTTCTGGTGCTGGATATGGTAGCACAACTACATGGGCACCTGGCACAACCTTACTTAACCAGTACACCCCAGAGTATGGTCTTGTTCAGACGATCGCTAACAATGTTAACGATTTTGAGGAATGGTGCCAAAATCAACCAACCGATTTAAGTGTTCGCTTGATCGTCAACTGGTTGCAAACCACCCGTGAGTCCAGAACCGTAGACCAAGCCTACAAGGAAACTCTTCAGAAAATCATGAACGGTGATGTCAATCACTACCTTAAGTCCATGGTTTATCAACCCTTGGCAGAGCAAAACAAAATTGCTTCTCAGGCTTCTCAAGATCAGTGGTTGCGTTCTACTTGGTTCAATCAACCAATCAATGACAAGCAAACTCCTGAAACTTACATGCAGCTTCCTGCGGTTACTGACCCAGAAGATCCTTCCTGCACACTTGAGTACAAGTCAAATGCTCTTGGTATCAAGGCGCTTCTGGCTGAGTCCAATCGTGTTAAATCTAAAGGTGGCGCACCGTATACCCTTGAGGATCTTCAGTCTGACATTTACTACCTGAAGCGCAATCGTGAGCAAGACGGCTCCAGCATCAGCGTAGTTGATGTAATGACTGACCGCTTCACCTACAACAAGCTTTTTGAAGTATTTAATAAATACTACCAAGCTCGTTACGGATGGGGATTAGATCGCAATGCTCAGATCAATCAACAAATCACCCACAACGGTATCTTGTTGTTTAACTACTCCATGTACGACCTTCCAGAAGTCGGTTGTCAGTTGGCAGTATTCCATGACCCATACTTTG